TTTGAAGAAGGTAAGGAAGTCTTTATCGTTACAGATGATGAAAAAGTAGCAATGCCAGTAGGTGAATATATCCTTGAGGATAGTCGCTTATTGGTTGTATCTGAAGAGGGTATGATTGCTGACGTTAAAGAAGTGTCTGATGAAGTACCTGCTGAAGAGGAAGAAATTACCTCTGACCTTGAAGAAGAAAAAGAAGAAGAGGTAAAAGAGGAAATGGGCTACGCTACAAAAGAAGAATTGTCTTCTGCTGTTGAAGAGGTCAAAGCAATGATTGAAGAAATCAAAGCTATGATGTCCCCTAAAGAAGAGATGGCTGAAGAAGGTGAAGGTGTTCTAAAATCTAGAACAGTAAAAGAGGAGTTTTCAGAAGCTGCTGCTGCACCTATTAAGCACAATCCTGAAGCTGTAAGCTCTCAAAAAACCAAAGTAGAATTTGGCAAAGGAAAGTTCACTAGCACCTTAGACAGAGTATTAAATAAACTAAATAAATAAATCAAACGAATATGAGTAATTCAAGAAACGTGGCACTAGCTACTACAACAAACATCACTACGACCTACGCAGGTGAGTTTGCTGGTGAGTACATCGCAGCAGCCCTCCTAAGCGCATCAACTATTGATGACGGTGGTTTGACTGTTAAAGCTAACATCGCATTTAAGGAAGTAATCAAGAAGCTTGCAACTGGTAACCTAGTAAGCCCTGCATCTTGTGACTTTACACCAAACAGTTCTGTAACACTTACAGAGCGTATCATTCAGCCTGTTGAGCTACAAGTTAACCTCCAGTTGTGTAAGTACGACTTTGTAAACGATTGGGAAGCTCAGTCAATGGGTTACGGTTTAGGTCAATCTTTACCCCCGAAATTCTCTGACTTTATGTTGGCTCACGTAGCTGCTGAAGTAGCACAAAATACTGAGTTCTGTATTTGGCAAGGAGACACAACCGCAGGGTCAAACAACTCTTTTGATGGTTTTGAAAAACTAATCGCAGCAGCAGCAACAGCAGGTGATATTCCAGCAGGTCAACAAGTAGCAGCAGGCACATTATCAGCCGTTAACATTGTAACTGAATTGTCTAAAGTTGTGGATGCTATTCCAGCAGCACTTTACGGGAAAGAAGATTTATTCATCTACGTTGGTTCAGCAGCAGCTAAGTATTACGTTCAAGCTCTTGGTGGTTTTGGCGCAAATGGTTTAGGTGCAAACGGTACAAACGCTCAAGGGACACAATGGTGGAACAACGGTTCACTTACTGTAAACGGAGTGAAACTATTTGTTTGTCCAGGGATGTCAGCTAACAAAATGTTTGCTGCTCAACGTTCTAACTTGTATTTCGGTACTGGGTTACTAAACGATACCAACGCGGTGAAAGTTTTAGATATGCAAGATTTGGATGCGAGTAACAATGTGAGAATGGTAATGCGTTTCACAAGTGCTGTTCAATTCGGAATCGCTTCTGACTTGGTTGAGTACGCTTAATTAATTAATAATCATTAGAAAGGGGTGGGTGGTATTAATCCGCTCACCCTTTTTTTTTAAAACATAAAAAATATGGCTTGTGCATTAACATCGGGACGGAAAGTTCCTTGTAAGTCCGCTTTTGGCGGCATAAAAACAGTTTTATTTGCAGACTATGGCACTATCGCTAGTGTTACTATTGACGCTTCAACAAAAGAGGCTACAATAGTAGATGCTTCAACTCCACCTGTGTGGTTTGAGTATGATGTAAAAGGTAATTCTAGTCTAGAAACAAGTGTAACCAGTTCGAGAGAAAACGGTACTACTTTTTACACTCAGACTTTGGCTTTGACATTGACCTATTTAGATGCTAAGACTCAGGCAGAATTGCAATTACTTGCAGTAGCACGTCCTTACATCGTGGTGGTTGATTATTACGGAAACAATTTCCTTTGTGGCTTTGATGCGGGTATGGAGTGTACAGGTGGTACAGTCGTTACAGGAGCAGCAGCAGGTGATTTAAGTGGTTTTACTCTAACATTTGAAGGAATGGAAGATACAGCACCTTTCTTCCTAGCTTCAGCAGTTACGGCTTCAGCTTTACAAATTGACCCAACGGCTGTTTAATCAGCTTTTTAAGTTAGAAAATGAAGCCTCCTTAATTGGGGGCTTTTTTTTTGCTTAAACAATTCTACAAATTCGCTTCTTTTTTACGTTATATAAGAGTATGATAATATTAACCACTTCTGCGACCTCACAATTACTATCTGTAATACCTAGAGATTATGATAGTATACCATTTAAAATGTCTATCAGAGATGATAGCACAAACATTACGGTGACTTATATTATTGCAGCGGCTACAACGGTGGGGAATTACTTACAGTTTAACCAAGCCTTTAACCCTGTATTGGTTAAGAATCATTTTTATGATATACATTTATACACAGAAACGGCTTCAGGCTACAAGCAAGATATTTTTAAGGATAGAATATTTTGCACAGACCAAGACGTTAACCAGTTAAATGAAAACGCTCATTATAAACTTAACGAGGGTCAATATACTCACTACAATGGTTTTAATAATACCTACATAGTACGATGAAAAACACACAATTGAGAAACGACAAAGGCCAGTTTAAAAAAGCTTCTAAAGTGTCAGAGTTTGGCTTTGTTAATCTAAGCACATATACAAGCCCTGAGATAAAAGAAGTCAACGGAGAGGATTACATTGAATACGGTGCTGACAATAATTACTTTCAATACCTAATAGACAGGTATAATGGAAGCCCAACCAATAACGCCTCTATAAACGGAATCAGCCAAGCTATTTATGGAAAAGGGCTAAACGCTACGGATGCAAGCCGTAAGCCTAATGAGTACGCTCAAATGGTTTCTTTGTTTAAGAAGGATGTCGTTAGAAAATTGTGTTATGACCTAAAGTTAATGGGTCAATGTGCTGTTCAAGTTATTTATTCTAAGGACAGAAGCAAGATTGCTCAATTAGAGCATATGCCAATAGAGACTTTAAGAGCTGAAAAGTGTAATGATGACGGTGATATACCTGCTTATTACTATTTCAAAGATTGGCCTAACATTAAAAGAAGTGATGAGCCGTTAAGAATCCCTGCATATGGTATGTCAAAGGAAAATATAGAGATATACTACATAAAACCTTACAAATCAGGGTTTTATTATTATTCTCCTGTTGATTATCAAGGGGGTTTGCAGTACGCTGAACTAGAAGAAGAGGTTTCAAACTACCATTTGAACAATATAATGAATGGTCTTGCGCCTTCAATGCTCATAAACTTCAACAACGGTACACCAAATCAAGAGGAAAGACAGTTAATTGAAAGCAAGATTGCTCAGAAGTTCTCAGGAACGAGTAACGCGGGTAAGTTTATACTAGCCTTTAACGATAACAAGGAAAGCTCCGCAGAAATCACCCCTGTGCAGTTGAGCGATGCTCATAACCAATACCAGTTCTTATCAGAGGAAGCTACTAAGAAAATAATGGTTGCTCACCGTATTGTTTCCCCTATGCTTTTAGGGATTAAAGACCAAAGTGGTTTAGGAAATAATGCTGATGAAATTAAGACCGCTTCTTTGTTAATGGACAACACCGTTATAAGGCCTTTTCAGGAGCTTTTAATTGACTGTTTCGATAACATACTAGCTTTTAATGATATTGCCTTAAACCTATACTTTACGACCTTACAGCCCCTAGAATTTACAGAGGTAGATAGTGCGATACAAGACAAGGAAGATATTGAGGAAGAAACTGGTGTAGAAATGGAAGAAAAATTATCTTCTGATAACACTAAGGTTTTGCTTGGTTCATTAGGTGAATCAGGAACTGAAATGGGTGACGAGTGGGTTGTGGTTGATGAGTTAGACGAAGACTCAGAATACAGCAATGAAGATTGGGCTGCTTATTTAATCAATGAGAAGTCAGAAACAGCACTTTCCAAAATTAAAACGCTTGTAGGCCTGAAAGATTTTGTTACATCTAAAGCAGGTGGTTCAGCTTATAGTGATTTAGACTCTAAAAACGGTTTATACAAAATTAGATATAAGTACGCTAGGGGTATGAGCCAGTCAGGCAAGTCTAGAGACTTCTGCGAGAATATGATGGCTATGAGCAGTAAAGGAACTGTATGGCGTATTGAGGATATTGACAAGGCTAGTAATTTTGAGGATGTGAATGTAGAATTTAGGCACAAGCCTAGTATGCGCTACAACATCTTTGAGTTAAAGGGTGGTATTTATTGTAAGCATAAGTGGGTAAGGGTTCTGTATAGGCTAGAAAGCAAAACTGAGGCATCTAAGAACCTTAAGAACTACAAGAAGACTAGAACTATACCTGCCTACGCTTTAAGAAACCCAAGAGGCTCTAAAAAAGCAGGAATAGCAACGGACAAACAAGCAGGAAGAGGAGCTTACCCAAAATAATTAAATAATGGCAACAGTATTATTCATAGATAGGACTGATTTAGTTCGCAACTCCATAATTGACGGCAATGTTGATACGGACAAGTATATTCAATTCATTAAATTGGCTCAGGAGATTCATATACAGAACTATATGGGTACAAAACTTTACAGC